CAGGACGCACAAACCCCTGATGTGGGTTGAAGAACAGGGCCAGATCATCAAGTCGATCGGTCCGTTCCTCGAAAAGAGGATGCGGGAAGAGCGGGTTTATTGCCGGCGCGAACAGGTGGCATCCGCGGCCGACAAACCGACGCGATCCCGTTCGATCCAGGCCCGAACGTCCATGGGCAAGGTCTATCTGCCGTCCAAGGCACCGTGGCTCGCGGATTTCACGCAAGAGCTTCTGGTGTTCCCAGCAGGCAAGCACGACGACCAGGTTGACGCCTTCGGCCTCATTGGCCGGATGCTCGATGAACTGATCCCGGCCTCAAAGCCGAAACCACCGACAGCCGCACAGTCCAGCGGCTACAAGCGATTGCACGAGGATAGGAATAGCGACGAATGGAAGTCTCAATGACTCCAAGCACCGCCCTCGTTCCGGCAGGGGGGCAAGAGTTCAAGCCCGACCTCGGCCGGTATCGCAAGTGGTTCACGGCCTACGAGACCAACAAGCAGAATGAGATCAAAGAGCGTCTCGTCGCCGAAGGGTACTACCACGGCCTCGGGCAGTGGACGGACGCCGAACGGCGCAAGCTCAAGAGGCGTGGTCAGGCCGACATCTTTGACAATCGCATTGGCCGCAAGATCGATTTCCTTGTGGGCATCGAGCAGCGCATGCGGCGCGACCCGAAAGGCTATCCCCGCACGCCGAACGATGAGAAGTCCGCGGACGTCGCCACGGCCGGCATGCGGTACGCCTGCGACCTGAACCGCTGGGAGTTTGTCGGCTCGGCCGGGACGCATGACGGGCTGGTCGGGGGCATCGGCGTCGTGTTTGTCGGCATCAAGCAGAACCAGACAGGCGTAGACCCTGAGATCAAGCCGGTTCAGGCGGACCGCTTCTTTTACGATCCCCGCTCGATGCGGCCGGACTTCGAGGATGCGCGCTATGTCGGCCTGCACCTTTGGATGGACATCGACGACGCCAAGGAGAAATGGCCTGAGCAAGCAACGCAACTCGAGCAGGTGATCGACAATTCAGTGACGGGCGGCGTTCTCGCTCTTTCCGATCAGAACCACGAGATTGCCTGGGCGGAGTTCGAAAGCCGCCGCGTTCGGATCGTAGAATTCTGGGAAAAGACCTCGAAGGGCTGGACTTACTGTTACTTCGTCGGAGAGGTGATGCTCGAAGGCGGCGTCTCGCCCTATGTCGACGATGAGGGGAAACCGGACTGCCCATATGTGGCATGGTCCCCGTATATCGATGAGAAGGGCAACCGCTACGGTCCTATCCGCAACATGAAGCCGATGCAGGATGAGATCAATCACCGGCGCTCGAAGTTCCTGCACCTGCTGTCGACCAAGCAGCTTCATGTCCGCCGCGGTTCACTCGAAGATATTGACGCAACGCGCCGCGAACTTTCCAAGCCCGACGGCATCATTGAGCACGATGGGGACTGGGGAACGTCATCCGGCATCGTCGACCATACGCAGGACATTGCGGGCCAGTCCGCTCTGCTCGAGCAATCGCAGGCGGCTCTTGAAAATCTCGGCCCCAACCCGGGCCTGATCGGCAAGGGCGGCGGCATCGCGGATCAGTCAGGGCGGGCCATTCTCGCCCAGCGTGACTCGGGCATGACGGAATTGTCTCCCGTGTTCGAGCGCAACAGAGATTGGAAACTCCGCGTCTACCGCAAGCTCTGGTCCCGCATCAAGCAGGCCTGGACCGCAGAGAAGTGGATCAGGATCACGGATGAGAACGACGCGCCGCAGTTCATCGGCCTCAACCAATATGGAATGGACCCTGAGACCGGGCAGGCCATGAGCCAGAACGTCGTCGCAATGATCGACGTCGATATCATCATGGAAGAAGGCCCGGACGTCATCACGATGAACGAGGAGCTGTTGCAGACCCTGTCGCAGCTTGGCTCGAACGCGGTTCCGCCGAAAGTCCTGATTGAACTCTCGAACGCCCCGAACAAAGACCGCCTGTTCAAGATGATCGACGAGTCCACGCAGCCGGATCCTGTCGTTCAGCAGATGCAGCAGCGCATGGCGCGGCTCGAGCAATTGGTGCAGGCCTCGACGGTCGACAAGAACGTGGCGGCCGCGGAATACCAGCGAGCCCAGGCCGTTGCGGCATTGGCGAAAGCCTTCACACCCCAACAGCAGAAGCCACAGACGGACGCGATGGGGAACATGATCCCGCAGGCGCCGCCGGCACAGCCCGACATGCTGTCCGCGATGCAGGCCTTGCAAATGTTCCCGCTTCAATACCGGCAACCGACCATCGAACAGTTTGCAGAGGGCGCGCCGCCACCTCAGGCACCGCCTGATCCTGATGAGCAACAGCAGCAACCCGGGCAACCAATGCCGCAGGGTCAGCCCGCACTACCGCCGCCCGCTCCGGGGGGATTACCCGTCAACCAAGCTCTCGCAGGGATGCAGTGATGGATTACGAAGAGATGAAGCTGGAATGCCTACGCCTTGCGATCGGCGCCGGCGCAACTGGCGAAGACGTGATGAAGCTTGCCAACAAGTTCTACAACCATTGCCGTGGGCGCGATGGAAACGATTTTGTCGGCGGTGGTAAAGCGCGTGTGGTCGGCAAGGACAACGACATTCCGTTCAAGGACTACAAGCCGGAGTAGTGTTGCGTCGTCGTGCGTAAGACTCGCCGCCTGAAGCGGCGTCATCGCTGCACCCGAGCGTTATCGGGTGACTATCGCACCAGCCGGGCGTGATCGGCTGTTTTCGTGACCAGCTACGACAAAGCGGAGAGAGACAATGGCGACTGAACAGTCGGCAGACGATACCCTATTGAATGACGTGTTTTCTTCAGGCCGCGACAGGGGGGCAGATTCCGCCGCTCCCGCTGAACCGACCGTTGAAGCCAAAGAGCCCGAGCCCAAAGCCGAACCGCAAGAGAAAGCGGCAGAGCCCGAGGCAAAGGCGGCTGAACCGGAAGGCTCGGAGCCCAAAGGATACCGCGATCCCGCAACGGGTAGATTTGTCCCTCTCAAAGAGCTGACTTCAGAACGTGAAAAACGCCAGACGGCGGAAAAAGCACGCGATGAAGAAGCTCGCCTGCGCAAAGATGCTGAAGACAACTGGCGCCGCACTCAGGCCCAGGTCGAAGAAATCCAGCGCAGAATGCAAGCGGCACAGAACCCGCCGCAACCGCCGCCCGATCCGAACCTCGATCCGGCCGGCGCCTTGGCCTATGAGCGTGAGCAATTCCAGCAAGCGCTTCTCAACCAACGCCTGAACACGTCTGAAATGCTGACGCGGAACAAGCACGGCGATCAACTCGTCGATGCGGCCTTCCAAGCAGCACAGCAGGCCGGTGTTCTTCAGCACTTCGTCCGAGCCCGAGACTGCTACGGCGAAATGGTGAAGTGGCACCGTCATCAGCAGGTGTTGGCCCGTGTCGGTGAAGATCCCGACGCTTACGAGAAGACACTGGAAGAAAAGATCAGAGCCAAGGTGCTGGAAGAATTGAAGACCGGAAACCGAGCGGTGATGCCGGGGCAGGCGCCGCCAGCACAGCAGTTCCCCGGTTCCCTCGCAGATGCGACCGGAACGGGATCGAACGCCGCTGTGCCCGTTAGCGACGAAGCAGTTATGGGCAACGTTTTCTCCTCCGGGCGAAAGCGCCGTTGACCCGCGTCGAAGGCTTCGTGGTCCCTCAAACCCTGATCACGAAAGACAATCATCATGGCTAGCACTGCAGTCCTGTCAGGCTTGGAACTGACAAAATGGAAAGGCCAGTTCGCGCGCGAATATGTCCGCGACTCTGGTTTCGAGCCCTATATGGGCGATTCGCCGATGGACATCATCAATGTCCAGAACGACCTCAAGACGGACGGCTATACGATCCGCATCCCGCTGGTCGGCCGGCTTCAGGGCGACGGCGTTACCGGCAACAGCGCGCTCTCGGGCTCCGAAGAACAGCTCGATCAGTATTATCAGGACATCACCTGGGAATACTATCGCCATGCCATCCAGGCGACGAAGAAGGAAAAGAACAAGTCGGCCGTCGAGCTGATGGGCGTGGCACGCCCGCTGCTCAAGGAATGGGCCTCGACGCTGATCAAGTATCAGTTGATCGACTCACTCCACAAAATGTCGAACGGGGTTAAATTCTCAGCCGCCGACGCAACCGCACGCAATGCGTTCTCTGCCAACAACCAGGATCGCATTCTCTACGGTAAGACACAGGCGAACTATTCGGCCACGCACGCCACGGGCCTGACTGCGATCGACAATACCGACGACAAGCTGACGACAGGCGTTGCCTCGCTCGCCCGCTTCATGGCACGCCAAGCGTCCCCGCACATCCGTCCGTTCAAGACGGGCACGCAGGGGCGTGAGTACTTCGTCATGTTCTGCCACCCGCTCGGGTTCCGCGATCTGAAGCAGGATACCGTCATGGTGCAGGCCAATCGCGACGCCCGCGCCCGCGATGTGGACTCGAACCCGCTCTTCCAGGATGGCGATCTCGTCTATGACGGCATCATCTTCCGGGAAATCCCCGAGTTCTACCAGCCGCGCACAGGCTCGACGCCGAATCCGGAGACGACATTCTCCAACGGCTCGATCCAGTGCGGTGTGTCGTTCCTGTGCGGTGCGCAGGCTCTCGGCTTCGTCAACAAGCAGGCGCCGCTACCGACCCGCAAGAGCGAAGACGACTACGGCTTCGTCGATGGCGTCGGTGTCGAACTCGCCCATGGCATCGACAAGCTGCGCTGGAACAACAACGCCTCCGGCCCGAACAACGGCAAGGACGTTGGCATTGTCACCGTCTACCACGCAGCCGTCGCCTAAGGAGAACCGAGCATGGCTATCTACAACACCTCTCAGACGCAGTTCGGCGGCAAGACCTACGGTCCTGGCGTCGCTCGGCAGAAGATCGCCCTTGTCGCCAAGGTCGCGGTCACCACGGGCATGCTGGACAATGCTGACGATGAAGTCGGCCTGGTCTGGGTGCCGAAGGGCTTTGTCGTGACGGGGGTCGCGTTTTATTCGACCGACGTCGATTCTGGCACGGCAGCAATCAAGTTCGATGTTGGCGACGACAGTTCGAACGGCCGTCTGTTGGCGGCCATCACCGCGGGTCAGTCGGCGGGGTCGTCTACGGCGCTTGCCGCAACGGGCTTCCTCTACAAGTACACCGCACGGACCCTGATCAAAGCCTACGTCAACACCGCCGCGGACACCGCTGCGGCCGGCACGATCAGCTTCATGCTGGAAGGCTTTGTTGACGAGGAATTCGACACCACCGCGCTCGTCGCGGCGTAAGACGACATCAGAGCGGCGGGCAACCTGCCGCTCTTTCTCTTTGCGAGGGAGATCGCATGAAATTCAAATTCATAGGGTCAGAACCGTCCGAGTTCATGGGGTTCCAATGGTATCCCGGAACCGAGCATGACGTGACGGACGAGCACGCCGTCAAGAAGCTCTCGGGCAGCATCCTTTTTGAATCTCTCGGCGGTTCAGACGAACCGAAAGCTAAGAAACCCGGCCGCAAGCCGCAGCAGGTTCCGAATGGCGACGACGCGCACTCCGCTTGAACTGGCAACAAATGTTCTGCTGCACCTCAACATCGTTGCAGCGGAAGAAACGCCAGCTCCGAGCGACAGCAACTACGTCATCAAGCGCTATCACGACCTTTTCGAAGAGATGGGGTCGAACGATGAGACGTATTGGGAGGTCGAGGCAATTCCGGCCGCGATCGTCGAGCCGTTGACCCAGATGGTGGCGCTTCTCGTCATGCCAGCCTTCGGGAAACCCGTCGATGCCGTGTCGATGGATGAGGGCTTGCGCGTTCTGCGTCGTCGGCTGCGTCGCACGGTGAATGTGCGCTCGGCTGAAACCGCGACCCATTTCGAGGACTTCTGATGGGCGTTGTCCCGCTCGCTCTTCCATCCGGCTCCAATCAGGCCCGTTTCAACCAGGGCGGGGCGGCACAACTGATCAATTGCTACCTTTCTCCAACCGGAGATGAAGGCAAGGTCAAGTCCGCGATTTATGCCTCTGACGGGCTCGAAGGGTTCGTTCTGCTGCAGCAGGTGGCCTCTGGCCTGGGGTGTCGGGCGGCGGTCGTTGTCGACCGGGCTCTCTACGTCGTCGCGGCCACGCAGTTGTTCAAGGTGACGGCAACCGGCGATCAAATCCTGATCGGTTCGATGAACATCTCGACCACGGCGCCGGTGTTCATGGAAAGAAACCGCAGGGCAACCCCGGATATCGCCATCGTCTGTGATGGGCTGATGTATTATTGCCGGGCCGATGTTCTGACGCAGGTGACCGACAGCGACTTGCTTGCGCCTCTCACGCTGGCGTTCTCGGATGGGTATTTCGGGATTACGACGGCCCAGAATAAATGGCAGGTCGGAGCGATCGACGACGCCTCGGCCTGGGATGGTCTGGACTTCGCTACGGCAGACGGTGACCCCGATGCCCTGATCCGCATCGCAGCCCTTCAGGCTCAGTTTTATCTTTTCGGAGAGAAGACAATCGAGGTCTGGCAGGACAACGGCAATGCCGATTTCCCGTATTCCAGATCGTTTGTCATTCCGATTGGGTTGCTCGCTTCAAACTCAGTTGCGACAGTTGCTGAAACGTTTGCCTGGGTTGCCCATGATCGGACCGTCCGGTTGCTGGGCTCGGGCGATAGCGCTCAGGTCATTTCAACGCCAAAAGTCGAAAGCGACATTCAGGACATTCACGACCCGTCGACGCTCAGGGCAACGTCATGGTCATCGAGAGGGCACACGTTCTATGCCCTGACCTGCCCGAAATGGACGCATGTTTATGACACGAGAATGCAGCGCTGGCATGAACGGCAGACGTACCAGAGAAACAACTGGCGGATCGCGTTTGTCGTGGCATTTGGCACGAAACTGATCGCCGGAGACGCCGACAGCGGGGCTCTGTTCGAGATGAGCCCGAGATTTAAGGACGACGCAGGCGATCCGCTGGTCTCCTCCGTGATCCCGCCGACGGTTCATGCCTTCCCGCAGAGGGTGACCCATAACGCGCTCTATATCGACGTACAGAGAGGGGTGGGAGTCGGACAAGGCGAGCCGCAGGACATCGACCCCGAACTGATGGTTGAATGGTCCCACGATGGCGGAGAGACGTATAAGACGCAACGGACGATCAAGCTCGGGCAGCAGGGCAAGAACCTGACACGGGTGCGGACCAACCGGCTCGGGCAGGCCCCGGAGAACGGGAGAGTGTATCGGTTCTCATGGTCGGCAAAGGTCGATCGCGCGCTTTATGCCGTCTCTGCTGATCTTGAGATGGATGCGGTATGACGGGAGCACCGTTACCACCGCCGCCGCCAAGGTCTTTGCTTGGGCCGGATGGGAATATCAGTGACCGGTTCTATCAGTGGCTTTCGAGCGTCCCGAAGGGGATATCCGCGGCCTTCACGAGCATCGGGAATGTTCAGGCGCAACAGGAATGCATCGATTTCACAATCGAGTCGCCTGACAATCAGGACTACCTTTTTGAGATCAACGCGCCCTATGGGTACGAGATAACTCAAGTCGATAGTGATTGCCGCGCTGGTTCGTGCACAGCAACAACGAAGATCGGCAGCACGGCTCTAGGAGGCGGGGCAAACTCGGTCTCCACGACGCTACAGAGCAAGTCGCACACTACGAATAACGTCGTTGCTGCCGGTGGAACGTCAGTCGTCACGATCTCATCGAACAGCAGTTGTGCGGGGCTGCGGCTGGTTTATTGGATTACCCGGACGTGAGCGCTCGTCATTTGGAGTGCCTTCAGCGCCCGGAACTGGTCGTTCCGGTGGGGGCCCTTAGACGACGATCAATCTCTTACGGTGGTTCGTCTCCGGCCAGCCTTACGTACATTACGTCGGCCCGCAAAGGCGTCACGAGCGGATCGCACACCTACAGTAGTGTTTCATTCGGTACAGCGGGAAGCGATCGATGCATCATCGTCACGATAACGTCTGCGTTGTCGTCGTCGAGTCCTGTAACATCGGTGACAATAGGAGGCGTGAGCGCCTCGCGATGTGTGAGAGGCTTCTATTATGATGGTTTTTATCCGGTAGAGATATGGATCGCGCAGGTTCCTACGGGAACATCTGGCAATATCGTAATAGCGGCTCCCGGATCGGACGGCGGATGGTCATCGGTAATCGGGGTCTATGCCGCGATAAAGCTAAAAAGCATTGTTCCGGTCGATACCGATGCGGATCAGGACTTCAACGGATCGAGCTGGAATAAAGTCGTTAACACATCAGTTTTTGTTCCTTCGGGAGGTTTTGCCGTATCGGCAGCGCGCCTCGCTTCCGGAACCTTCTCGTCTTCGTCTTGGACTGGAGCAACCAAGGACTTCGATCTCGCTGAAGTCTCGGCCAGCGAAGGAGCGTTGTCGGGTGCCAGTGTTGAGGCAATGACGAACACAACGGCAAATATTGCAACGAGATTCAACGGCGGCTCTGCGATCGGATTGATCGGCGTAACCGCTTCCTTCAGATAGGGCAATGACATGGGCTTCTTCAGCTTCCTGAATGGCGACGATCAGCGTTCCGATATCCGAAACGCAAACAAGAACGCCATGGCCGACCTTACGAAGGGTTACAACACTTCGAAGGGGTATTACGATCAGGCGTCATCGTCGTTCGATCCTTACGTTTCATCGGGAACGGCGGGGCAAAAAGCCTATGCCGATCTTCTCGGCCTCAACGGCGAGGATGCAAGAACATCGGCACAGGGCGTCATCACCTCTGACCCTCTGTGGTCAGGGAAGTTTGCCGACGACACCAACGCCGTTCTTAAAAACCTCAACGCTCGGGGTATGGGCGCATCCGGTGCAGCCGCACTCGCGGGACAACGGGTGCTCGCTCAGGATTACGGCAACGTGCTCGATCGCTATGCGAACCTGGGCAATCAAGGCCTGACGGCCACGGGCCAGAAAGCCAACGTTCTCACGGGACAGGGCGACAACGCCTACGGGTTTGGCGCGACGAAAGCCAATCAGGATTTGCAATTCGGAAACGCCATGTCTCAGACCCGGAACACCGGACTGAATAACGTGCTCTCGATCCTCGGCACGGGCGCGAAAGCCTATGCCGCCTACAATGGGGTGAAATAGATCATGGCGCGCCCACGAGAAAACGCCTTGTCAGCAGATCAGCTTCGCTGCCTGCTCCGATACGAGCCGGAAACGGGCAAGTTCTTTTGGCGTCCTCGAACACCCCAAATGTACTGCGATAGCCCAAAACGCACCAAAGAAACGAAATGCGCCGCATGGAATGCGCGTTACGCCGGTCGCGAAGCGGGCACTCGTCTGGACGAACGAGGCTACATACAGATCCACGTTATCGGGAAACTTTATTTGGCTCACCGCCTCGCATGGTTGCACACGACGGGTGAATGGCCCAAGGCGGAGATTGACCATAAGGACCGGAAACCGGGCAACAATCGCATCTCTAATTTAAGGGAAGCGTCGCACAGTCAAAACCACGCCAATAGAGGCCGCGTTCCCAATAGCTCGGGTGTGCGCGGGGTATCGTGGTGCAAGCGCGACAGGAACTGGCTCGCTCAGATCAAGCTCGGCGGCAAGGCATACCGGCTTGGGCAGTTTGCCACAATCGCGGAAGCGCGGGCGGTCTACGTCGCCGCAAAGCAGAAGCATTTCGGTGAATTCGCGAGGCTCGACTAATGGCCAATTACTTTGTCCCGTTGACACCACAGCGTCCCGGTCCCGGCCTCAACCTTGAGCCGGTGAATGCGGCACTCGACGGAATCATTCAGCAGAACGACCGTAACCGGCAGTTCGGGATGCAGCAGCAGCAGATCGATGCTCAAGGTGCGGAGCGCACCTACCAGCACGGCCGGGATGCGAAGCAGGATGCCATGCAGCAGGTCCAGTTCTACGGCAAGCAGGCAACCGCCGTCGATCAGATGCAAGGCCCGCAGAGAGCCGCGGCATGGAGCACCATCCTCGCGAAACACGGGACACAAGGCCTGTCCCCCGAAGAACTAGACCCTGTTACAGGCCCCAAGCTTATGGCGGCACAGGCAGGACAGTATCTTGATCCGAGAGATAGCCAAGCGAAGGATCTAGAGCTTCAAAAGACTCGGGCTGAGATCGGCAAACTCAATTCCGAGGCCGCGAACGGGGGGGAGGCTTACGGAAAGACTGGCACGATTTTTCTTAATCCAGAGACGAACCGCTACGAGGCGGTGCAGTTCGGTGGGCGAGGACAGGTGAAACGCACCGAACTCGGAGGCCTGACGCCAGCACGCGGAACAGGCGAAATCGATACCGGCACCGGAACACAAATCATTGACAAGGCGACAGGACAGCCAATCAGGACTGTCAATAAGGACATTGCTGGTGCGGCATCGGCAAAAGAGCAGGGCGAAGCCGCAGGCAAATCCATCGTCGACCTTCCACGGCAAGTCGACAACGCAAACATGATCATCGACACAATCGAAAAAATCAGAAACCACCCCGGACGCAGTTGGGGAACGGGAACGATCGGAGGGGTGATTCCCGGTATTCCGGGCACCGAGCAGCGAGGATTTGTAAATCTCGTCGATCAAGCTAAGGGGCAAGCGTTCCTGCAGGCATTTAACTCCCTGCGCGGCGGCGGTCAGATTACCGAGGCAGAGGGGTCGAAGGCAACGCAAGCGCTAGCACGCCTTGACCGAGCACAAAATGATAAGGACTTTGAGGATGCTCTAAACGACTTCG